AGTCGAGCAGCTTCATCTTCCAATGCCTTCAAGCCTGCCTGAGTGATATCGTATGCCGAAGAACCATTCAATGTGGCTAATTCATCTCCAAACTCTCGAGCCAGTTTCCGCCAAGCCCGACGCTGTCCTTCTGTGATAGGAGTGTGTTTAGGTTTCAATTCACTGGCTTTGCTCATGGCCTGCATCATGGCATCTTCGGCCACCCGAGCAGCAGCGATCAAGGCAGCATAGTCAGGATCAATGTTGTATCTGCGACTCTGCCCACCTGGATAGCACATCACTAAAGTGCTGCCTTTGGGGAAAGCATCCAGGTAATCGCTGTCGTATTCGCTCACAGGCTTATACCTGTTGCCGACCTTTTCGTAATAGACTTTGGTTACCATGATCAATTAGTAAATATAATAGATTCAAATTCAAGTACTGGTTGTTCAACCAACTGGGCAAGATCTGATTTGTTGATTACAGTCCCTACTATCGGATGACCAGTGAATTTTTTTAATTGTTCTATTCCATGCTGCGATACAAATTCTGGTGCGGCTGTTTTGAACCATTGAAGGTATTTTTGCCAATCAAATTCTTTTTTATTACTTACTTTATCAATCACAATGTTGATACCCGGTTTCACAAAGTCGTGAAATTTACAAGTTTGTGAAACATTGATATCGTCTTGTTGTTCATATAAAAACAAAGGATGATGTCCTACATAGGGATTTTGCAATCTAATATCACCAAAGTCAAGATTTAACTTGGCAGGATATTCGTCAGAGTTGATATCAAATCCTTCATCATTAAACCATTCGATCTGAAGCCAGGCTCCTCTATTGCTGCCACTCTCAATTGAATGCAAGCAAAAATGCAATTCATGCAACAGATGATCATGCTTTTCGGGAATATGGGCAAATCCTTTTGACAAATACTCTTCAAGGTCTTTGTGAAGTCGGGTAGTAGTCGCAATCTCATACTTGTCACTTACCCAATCCCATCCTAACACAGATTTTGCAGTAGTGGCCAATTTTCGAAAGTAGTCTATTGTGTATAGTTGTTGATCTCGAAATATTGGAGAACTATCTGCATGGTATTGTTTTTTCAATAAAGTCAAATATCGTTGAGACAACTCACTACCATCCAGCTGGCATTTCAACGCAGGTGTTCCGCGAAATTTGATTTCAAAATCTACCATGAGCTGTTGTAGAAAACTTTCAGTCCCAAGAACGCTTCAGCCTTGGCGTTGCGGATGAATTTGAGATCCTGCTCGCGATAATGATCGTCAGCATCTCTGCCGAAAAAGTATCCTTCTGTGCCAGGCAACCTATTGTTGCGGATATCCTGTTCCAGTTGATCAAGGTCGTCCCAGGTCAGTTCCAGTTCAACACCATTGAAATCACCTGCTCGATCCGGATCAGACCACCACCCAGCTTTGTCACGAGGGCCTAGGCGTTCGTTGGTTTTGCGGACCCACAGTCGTTCCATCCAGCCGTGTAGGTTGGGATGCTTACGCCAGTAAGCAATCTCACGTGGTTCAGTCACACTGGGATTCACCATTCCACCTTTTTCCTTGTCCCACGCCTTTCCTTCGTCATAGTCTGCCCAGGCACCGGCCTTGGCAGCCACATACGCATACATGTCCAATCCCATTATGGATTCTCCTTTTTTGGCACTACACCATCTTTCAATGTTTTCATCAATTGCTTATTACGCTCATCTTGTTCTTTGCGAACTCGCTTGGCGTCAATGTTTCGATCAACCACCATGCGGTCGTATTCTCGTGCCCACAGCACACCTTCCATGAACTTATCAGCACCTTCCAGTGAGCCGGCAAACAAAATAGCATCACGGGTGTAGATGGGCAATGAGTCCGGATAACAAGGCACCAATGCCACATTGTCCGCATTATAGTCATCATGCCTGTAAGGAGCAAACTTCATGCCCAGTTTGTGAGCTCGATCTTCCAGTGCTCGGATCTGTTTGATTGCGTTCCAGCCTGCCATGATGTCTATATGAGTAAGTCTTGGATGATCTCTAGTGCCTTATACACTAGTTCGATGCTGATGTTGAGTTTTGCTGCTATATCAGAAGGAGTAAAATGCCTGTCCAGCATCTCTCGAACTGCTAATACGATTTCTTTACGAACAAACATAAATGAGCAGGCGGGTGTGTGACCCGCCCTGCCATTTACTTAGTGCCGTAAACAGCCATCATCAGCTGATCAACTTCCTCTTCAGTCACCACCACAGGTGCCTTCACAGCAGTTTTGACTTTTGCAGCCTTGAACTTGGATTTGACTTTGGGCACACGCATCTTCACAGTGCCTGCAGGCTTGGCTCGGGCCTTAGGAGCCACCTCAGCGCGGAGCACATCCTGCACATCAGCAAAAGCAGGCTGAGTCAACAGATATGCCACAGCACTGGCCTTGTCCATTGCGGCGGGCAGTTCAACGATATTGATAGCGGTGTCGCCCAGTTTGGCCAGTTGTTTGGCACGAGCGTCAGAGTTAGCGAAACGGATATTAAGTTTGCTTTTGGTAACAGAGGTACCAGCGAAAGTAAAAAGCATAAAAACTCCTAAAGTTAACGAATGAAATTTATTATAAACGGAAAACGATTACTGGTCAACCTCGTCTTCTGCTGGCATGCTTTCCAGCACATCGTATACCATACCCAGTGGAAGCCCCAAGCGACGAGCGATGCGGGCAGGGTGTTCGCCCTCTGCCAACATGGTTTCCACTTCCATGTACAGATCAGACATTTTGCTCATTTTTGATTACCCCAAATATTGAGTGTGGACGATTACAACAATGGCCAGATAGGCACCAACCACGATGCCAACTATCAATCCCAATAAAAACATCCTGTGCTCCTTGTTGCGTATGCCCGTATTATAGCAGTTCGAGCAATACCGGTCAACCTCACAAAAAACCCTGCTCTGGGCAGGGTTTTTGTTGTTTTTTTGCAACTATCTGTTGCAAATCTCAGTCGGCAATTTAGAAGCTGAATTCCACGCCCACACCGTATTGTGTGACATCTGTGGTTGTGTCAATGAAGCTGTAACGAGCATGGAAATTTAATGCTTTGTTCATTGCATAAGTCACACCCAGGCCACGACCTGTGACATTGGTATTGGTCTGACCGTATGTGCCTTGAACAGAGAGTTTTTCGCTGACAGTTTGGCTGACGCCCACGCTGGTGCCGTTTGTGCTTACATTGGATACCTTGTCATCGCTGTACATGGCAAACAGGGTGGTTCCGGTGGAAGCTAACTTGTATTTCACACCCACGATGGTACTGAGACTGGTGCTGCTGTCATCATAGCGAGCCACTGTGGCCGACACAGGTCCCAAGGTATAGCTGATGCTACCAGTTTGAACATTGGTGGTTCCAGCAGTTTCGCTATTAGCCATCACATACTGTCCAGTGAAGCCAGCAAAGGTTGCGGTGTTCACAAACACGCCATTTTGCAAACGGGTGCCTTGTGCAGAGTGGATAGTAGTGGCGATGGTGCCATAAGCATTGTCCAGTGCATCATAGTTATCCAACACACGAGCTACAGAATTCTTGTCACGTCCTAAGCTCACGGAACCCAGGCTATTGCTCAGGCTAAATGTAGCAGCACGGTCGCCTAGAGTGGTAGCACTTGGCGCATCCATTGCTACCGCAGTTTCCATAACAGCAGTAGCAGTGATGCCATCGCCCATGTCAGCAGAGGCTTTGACACCCAAACGACTTGAATCATTGGTCAAGCGTGTGAGAGCACTGGCAGTACCTAGTGTGTATGATTCTTGATATTCACGCACTTTGCCGTACACAGTGACTTGAGGAGTGATTTGTGCTGTGACAGCACCTGTGGCCAATGCCAGGGCCAGGAGTAAAGCATATTTCTTCATGAAGTTTTTCCTTTTTAAAAATTGTAGATGTGCTCGAGACACAATCTTACTTAGCAAGTATACTGATATCCGCACTAGATTACGACCAATTTGGCTGCTTCTGCTTCAGAATAGGTAGAAGGAATCAAGTTTGCCTGTGGTGGAACTGTGACCGGTGTGGCTGGAATGTTGGTATCTACGCCCACATTCACTGCACTCAACGCAGCCGCATTCCTTCCTTCTCTCAAGCAGGCCACTATGGCCTGCCCGCCTTGTGTGTTGAGATCGGCCACGGCTTCAAGGAATTGGCTAGGTCCGTTTTGCTCAGTATTCACACCATAGTCAGGTAGACTCTGCACAAAACTCATGATTGCACCACGTCCCTGCACCACCAAGTTGGCGATGTCTATGCTGGCCAGAGCCAGATTGGTGGTCTCCGAAACCAGGCTTGCACCCATGTCATTGAAGTTGGCATTTAGGTTGGCACTTTGTGTGGGATAAACACTTTGGATACCGGTCACTGTGTTTGACGCATCACTGATCAGCGCACTCAATGCCAAATCCACATTGCCGTATGTGCCTGCTCCGGGTCCTGCAGGAATGATCACAGTATTTCCCACATTGTAAACGCCATCCACAGTGTCTTTCATTCTCACATAAGTCACAGTCAAGGTACCCAGTATACCTGCTGTGGTCATGGAATTGATAGTGGTAGTCACGTTGGTGAGATCACTGGTGAATGGCACCCCCACTGCTGCTCCCAGTAAATCGGTTATGACCAGTGTGCCATTGGGTCCTGATCCTGTGGCATAGGCACTGGAATAATATGCTGCTACCGATGCTGGTACCGCTTGTTGCAATGCAGATATCGCAGGAAGATCTCTAGTGGTCTCCATGCCGCTGAATGCTGCGGCCAATTGTGCCAATGAGAGAGTACTGATATTTTTAATCTGTTGTAGACTAACCTGCATGGCTTTGTTGGCCAAGGCCTGATCAGCGGGTATGACTCTGCTGAGTCGTTCATATGTGATGTCATTGGGATTGCCCAAGGTCAAAACAAATTTTGGCAAGTATATCAGCAGTTTTGAATTTACAGTTCCTTGGCTGTTGTCGTAAATGGCCCGTAGCACACTTGTGGTGTCTTGATTGTAGGTTCGTACTGTGAGGCTGGGAAAACTGTTGGGGAAGATCTTCACCGGATTCAACAGGTCTGCCATGGTTGCAATGTTTGCGGTGGTCACACCAAATATGGCCAACACCTGTTCCAAAGCAGTGCCTGTGATATTCTGCATGCCGATATATGCCAATCTCTGCACATTGGTATCAACATTCACGCTGGGATTGGTAAGATCGTCAATGCTGGCTTCATCTAGTCCGGCTTGTGTCAATGCGGTGTTGATTCCAGGAGTGATATTGGTCAGCGTGGCCAACTGTTGGAACACCGCTGCGGGCGAGCCAAAGTTGCCTAGATTGTCAAGATCAATCAACTGTCCCAGGTTAGCAAGGTCGGCTCCAAATGTGCCCATGGCCAGTGTAACATCACTGAGATTTCCAGTGATCAGGCTGTTCATGGTGGTGAATGTGGATCCCAGATAGGTCTGGCTGTTGATACTGGAGTTGATGTAATCATTAGCAGTGATCACATAGCCTTGAGCAGCGGGAAATACCTGTGCAAGCACAGCGGTGTCACCATTACCAAGATAGCTGCTGCCCTGTGATGTTACCACACCTGTGAATCCCGACAGTGCGTTGGTTCCCAGACCGGCATAGGCCGCAGGTGTGTTGTCGGCCAGAGCCGGCACGGTTCCTGAACAAAATGTCACTAGGTTGCTGAGCGTATTGCTGCTGATGTTGGCATTGGCATTAGAATATGCGGCATTTACAGCAGAAAAATAACTGGAGATCAAGGTGGTACCAGTGTAGCTACCAACAGCAGCAGTCCAGGTGTTGGCCACTGCCACTCCATTATTGTTACTGAGTGTGGCACCAGCAATCATCTGTAGAGGTGTCAGTATACTTGTGGCCATGTTTATGCAGCGAACACATCAAAACTGCCGGTGGCTATGAGAGTGCAGTCGAACAATTTGTCACCTATACGAGCCACAGGACGCCCGTTTACAAAAACTTTAAGGCTGGCGGTATAGATGACCCCCACATGTAGCGGGCACGGAAAAATATATGCCGGCGGTTCTCTCAAATGAGGACTGGTGATGTCTCCCAGTGCTGCCAAAGGTAACCCGTTGACAAATACGTCAGGACTGCCCGTGGCAATCACAAACGGGCTGCAATGTGGCACCCCTATGTCGCCCAATCTTGCTACTGGTCTTCCCATATGCTTTCTCCATGAGTTTTAAAAAAAGATCTCGCCAGGCATGAATTTCTTCATGCTGTTGGTCAGTGTGCGGTGGAGGTGGCACCACTGGAACAAATTCTATCACGTGGTCCAGATCATCCGGAATATCTTCATATCGATCATACACCTCAAGCAGATCACGCCGCATGATCACAAATCTATGTTTCATGTATTATTTATGGGCACATGATGTCACACCAACTGAATGTTGGTGGTGCTCTGCATGTACTGATCAGCAAAAGCCTTGTCGCTGGCCACAGCCACGGTCACAGTGGATTTGCTTAGAGAGATATCCTTGTCCGGCGACACAGTGAACAGGTAGGGCATGAGTCCTGGACCTTTGGCACCCATGGCGATCACCATGGGTTTTGAAAGTTTATAATGTGTGGCAGTTTCTTCATTGAGTCTGGCCACCAGTTCCTCACCTGATGTGAGTTTGAATGTGACCACTTCGTTCGCGCTTACGCCTTTGTCTATTAGCATTTAATCTCCGTATCCGCCGGCGGTTTGTTCGATGTATTTTCTCAGTTCTGTGAATCCGCCAACGTGATTGTTGTTCACAAAAATCTGTGGTACTGTTCTTGCTGTGGGCACTGCTGCCAACAGGTCCTCTCGGGTGTATCCATATCCGATTTTCTTTTCTTCATACTCAATATTGCGTTGCTCCAGCAGAGCTTTGGCTTGGTCGCAATAGGCACAGTTGTCTTTGCTCCAGACTATGGCTTTCATTGTTTTCTCCTTATAGATTGGGTAATTGGTCGTAATCAACCTTCCCGTCAAGGACACCAATAACATAGTTTGTGCTTTCTGTTTCCTGTAAGGCCGACTGTTTCTTCGAAGTATCCGAATGCTTGTTGAACCAAGGTATGGGTGTGGTTCTGGGTGCAGCGGCTTGGTACTTGATGCCAATGTCTTTGAGTGCGCCCACGGCTGTGTAATCTACAAAGTCTTTGAGGATGGCAGCATTGAGACCAATCACTGGACCCTTGTTGAACAAGTAGTCAGCCCAGGTTTTTTCTTCGCGGATCACATCCAGATACAGTTGATACACTTCGGCTTCACATTCTACCTTGGCTTCAGCAAAGCGTGGATCTTCTTTGATCACTTGATTGATCATGAACGCAGTCCATTCTTTGTGCAACAACTCGTCCTGTAGAATCAAGCTGATGATGTTGCCATTGCCAATGAAGATCTTGTTCTCCACCATAGCCAGGCTGGTGGCAAATGATACCATGAAACGGAATGCTTCCAGTGCATAGCTGGCATGCAGAGCCATCCAGATCGCCCGTATGTGACTTTTTTCACTAACTGATCCTGGGTTCACTTCTTTGAAGCAGTTCAATTCGTGCAGCTTGTCATAGTAGTCGCCCACGCTTGATGCCATGTCAACGATCTCTTGAGTGTCGTGGATGGTGTTGAACACTTCCTTGGGCACATTGTAAATGTTGCGGATGATGTGACTGTAACTGCGGCTGTGGATGTTGGTTTCAAAGAAACTCCAGTTATACATCAAGGCTTCCAGTTCTGGCAGGCTCACACACGGAGTGAACACCTGTGCAGGTCCGCGTCCTTGCAAGCTGTCCAGGGCCGTTTGACGCAGCAGATTGCTGGTGAAGATATGTTTCACTGCATCGCTGGCATCCTTGAAGTCGTTGGCATCCTTGCTGAGACTGATTTCTTCTGGTACCCAAAAGAATCCACGAGCAGTCTGCTCGATCTTTTGTATCTTGTTGTATTTGACTTCTTCGAAGCGTTGGATAGTGACCGGTCCTGCAGGATCCAGGAACATCTTGCGATTGAGATAATCTGTTCGAGTGGTTAGGTTGTATTGTTGTTTACTCATATCGTTGTGTGGAATCCATGTCTCTAAATAGAATACTCAATTCTCTTGCTCTATCTATCAAAGGCGTATTACCCTTATAGTCACCGCTGGTCTCTTCTGCCCAGTCTGCATAAACTTGCAGCGCCGTAGAAATAATCCCATTGTCGGTGTTTAATATGTCATCTGGTTCGTTATTCATATGTGATCGAAAATATCACGCCAGTTTCCACCTGCCAGCGTTTCCAGTACTTTTGCCATATGAAATCATTTTGTTTACCCACAGCAAATGCCGCTGAATCTCGCCATTCATAGTTACCATCATCTCTGACTATCAGCCTGCCATCGTCGATTGCTATCTGTCTGAGTCTCTCGCCATTGCGTTGGCCTTCAGCAAATTCATCTTGTTCCGCTTGTGGCAATGTTTTCAACCAATCGTACATTTCAATTTGTTCTGTTCCTTCGGGCCAGGTATATTCAAATTTTTGTAGTATTTTCATTTTTGTCTCCTAAATTTTGTATGCTACACACATATTTATATTTCTTCCCAAGACCAAGTCACAATCATGCCAACATCTTTGTTGTATCTATCATAGAAATTCAAGCATTCATCATCTTGTTGTTTGCCTTGTTGCCTTGACTGCTCGTCACGCCAGATATAGTCGGAGTTTTCGTCAATGGTCATCCGGCCATCGTCAATGGCCTCTTGCCGATATGCATCCATCCTTGCACGAGCTTGATGATATCTTGATTGTTCGTCTTGGGATTGCGTGGACAACCATTCACCGAACGATATACCAGTGGAACCCGGTAGATAACTTATGATAAATTTTTGTTTTATTGGCATGTTAAAGTTTGCAAGCGTCGCAGGATTCCTCACTATCAAAGTCTATGGGCATGAGTGGTGCATCTTCTGCTACCTCTTTGCTGCCTTGTTTGTTGATCAGGCTGTAATAAAAAGTTTTCAACCCCCACACATGTGCCTGCATGAGATTCCGAGCAATCAGTGTGGTAGGTACTTTGCGATCTGCAAAGTGTGCAGGATTATAGAATGTGTTGGTTGAGATACTCTGATCCACATATGCTGCGATCACTGCTGCTGTTTTGAGATAGCCTTCGCAGTCCGTTTGTTCCCACATCATCTGATATTTGTTTTTTAACTTGTGATATTCAGGAACCACCTGCACAAAACTGCCTGCCTTGCTTTCTTTTACACTGATCAAGCTCATGGGCATTTCAATGCCATTGGTTGAGTTGATCACCACTGAACTGCTTTCCACCGGTGCCACTGCCATCTGTGTGGCATTACGTACTCCGTGTTCTTTCATGTTAGCACGTAGGGTTTCCCAATCCAGTTCCGGAGCAAAACTTGTCAATTCATTTACACCACGAGCTCGCAGTTCCCAAGGAAACACACCCTTGCCGTAGCGTGTGTGTTCGCTGCCCAAGCAAGCACCGCGTTCTTGTGCCAGTTCTACTGACGCTTCGGTGAGATAGAATGCCATGTGTTCCATCCAACTCTTGACTTCGGCCAAAGCATCCTTCTCCCCGTAACGCAGACCCCGCTTGGCGTGCCAATAGGCAAGGTTTGTGACACCGATGCCGAGTGGTCGGATCTCATCGTTACTCAGTTGTGATTGGATACTCAAGAAGTCTTGGTAATCAAGAATATTATTGAGACTGCGGTGCAGAATGCGGGCAGCCCGGCGAATATCCTCTGGGTTACGGAAGGCTCCCCAGTTGAGACTTCCCAATGTGCAAAGTGCGATGCGCCCAGTAGGATCATCCAACCGCTTAAAGGAACGAGTAGGCAAAAGTATTTCACAGCAAAGGTTGCTCTGGTAAATGGTGTGATATTCCGGATCAAACGGTCCTTGACTCATCACATTATCAATGAACACTAGATATATACGTCCAGTGTCTGTTCGTTCCTTGAGAATACCACTCTTGAAAACTTCCTCGGCACTCATTGTTTTCTTGCGAAGGTTCTTTTGTTTCTCATACTTGACATAAAGTTCTTCAAACAGCGGAGTATTTTTATAAAATGCTTCATACAAGTCAGGAACCTCGTTGGGGTCAAAGAATGTTATGTTTTCCTTGTTCTTGAAACGCCGCCAGAAAAATGCGGATAGAACCACACCATAGTCCATGTGTCTGACTCTAGTTTCTTCTGTGCCTTGGTTGTTCTTGAGCACAATAAGATCGTCAAACTGATGATGCCAAATAGGATAAAAAACAGTAGCACTTGCATTGCGGATACCTCCTTGTGAGCACGAACGTAAATCACCAAACCACTTCTTCAAGAAAGGTATCATGCCGGTGTGCATGATCTCTCCGCCACGGATGGGTGACCCCAATGGTCGCAGTCGGCCAATCTCAAGACCAATGCCGGCTCGCTTGCTGGCATACTTGGCCATCATTTCTCCCGAAGCAAAAATACTGTCCAGATCGTCGTCACTACGAATAAGCACACAACTACTGAATTGCTTGGTTGGAGTTCCCAGGCCAGCCAACACAGGGGTAGCCAATGTAAAAAGACCATCACTAGCAGCATTGTAGTATTCTTTGATGTAACGCATTCTTGCTGAGTTTGGTTCTTCCTTGTGGAACACAGTGGCTGCTGCAACCATGTAACGAACTTGAGGTGTTTCATATGTTTCCTTGGTAGCACGATTTTTCACCAGATACTTTTCAATTAACTGTTCAATAGCAGCGTAACTGAGAGATTCATCCTTGTCATGATCGATCATGTCCTGCATACGGTTCCAGTCGTCTTCTGAATACCATTCCAACAGTTCAGGAGTGTAGAGACCGGTTTCTACGTTCTTCTTGACAATTTCATACAGGTGCGGGGGATCATATGAACCATATACATCTTTACGTAGCATGCTCAGGCGTTGTTTGCCGGCCACGTACTGGTAATTGGTATGCCCTACATCAGGATTGGATTCTACATCGATTAGATCCACAATGGCTCTCAGTGTGATACCATCAATCTCTTTGGTAGTGATGCCATCGTAGAAATGCATCTGTGCTTTGATCTCTACCATGCTTTGACTTACGTCTGCTATGCCCGAACATACCTTAGCAATCTGTGTCTGCCATTTTTCCAGTGCCAGTGGCTCTCTGCGGCCATTACGTTTGATAACTGTTATCTGTGTCATTACTGCTCAATATAGTTGTTGTTTTACTTCGCGTTGCGCGATGTGATGTTTGCTTTGTTGGAGACTGGTATTTAACTCAAGATCCGTGCCCCAATTCAGTATATATTTTCCACCTTGGACCTGGACTAAATTGCCTTGCTCGGTTTCTATCAATTCAGCATCTTGCATGTCATCTCGATCCAGCACAGTGATAGTATACAGGATTCCCAGCCCGCGAGCAAGATCACAATAGATGTTATCGCTTAAAAGTTGCCAGGGATCTGGCCAATCTTGCCGATCATCCCAGTGTAGATGATATGCACGCCAGGGAGTTTGTTGCCACCAAGCATTGATTTCTTCAAGAGCGTCGGAGGCGGGAAGATCGCGAACACGGTCCCGCAATGCTGTCCACGCCTCTAGGCGCTGTTCAAAGGTTAGCCCCCACATCAGGCAAGTTTAGTTATTGAATAATTCAAAATGGCAGCAATGCCGGTGTTAGTGGTGCTGACTAACCAACTGACCTGGCCTGCTATTTCTTGCACACCAAATGTCACACCAGTTACTGAGTTTTGGTATCCAGTATCGTTGCTGTTTAAGCCAGTACCAGCATTGTCTGTTCCGGCCACGATTGTGAAAACACCTGTGCGGATGCCGGTATTTCTAACTATGGTATAGTTGATTTGCACAGCACGGGTCGCCGAAGCAAAGAAAGTAAAAACAACCTGGTTGGTTGTATCATTTGGCACAGTCAATGACACACCAGTCTGGCGAACATATGTGCCCATCTGCATTTGGCTGGCACCGTCAAATGCAATGTTGATGCTATCATTGATATTGACGCGAGCATAAGTTCCTGCATAGGCTGTGGTGCGCTGGAACATGTCCCCGATGCTGACATTGTTGGCGCCTACAAAATCAATCACCGCGGTGGCAGGTGCAGTGGTACCACCAAAGTGGTTGCCCACATCATAGAACATGTTGTAGCCACTGGCATTCATCCCGGTGTTGGCAGCGATGTAGATGCCCTCGGCATAGATGTTGTCGAACACATTGCCCAAGATGCGGAATCCTGTGGGACCACCATTTACCGGACTCGGATCGCCTAGTTGAATGGCCTGATAGTGTGTGTCAAATGTGCTTTCTGTGATCAGCACACCTTGAACTTGATTGGGAGTTTCAACTGCCCAGGTGGTTCCACCAAAACTACATCTACGGAAGGTGATACTATTGCACACCAAACTCAATGTGGATTGGAAATGCACACAGGCAATGCTGTCCAGTTGATCTGTTAGATCCGCTTCTACCAGTGGTCCTCGGAAACTCACGTCCATAAAGGTGCATTGTTCAGCATCTTCCACAAGGAATATGTCCACGAGATCCAGGCTCTCAAATCCCATGTTGGATATGGAGATGTCCACAGGCGGTGTGGCACCATTGTTGCCGATGTTCACGCCAGTCTGTTGCTGACTGTCCCCAAATCTTGCCACGTATTCACTCAAGGTGGAAGTGGGGCTGGAAGAGTCTAGCACAATCACACTGGAGTTGATACCTTCGCCATATAATGTGGCGTAGGGCGGAATCACGATGGATTCGGTGACCAAGTATCTACCTGCTGGAAAGAACAATGAACGACGTATCTGTGGATTGACTTCTCTGCAATACAGTTGATACAGCGCACGGTTAATGGCCTCGGTGTCATCTGTGACTCCATCACCTACTGCACCAAAATCCAGCACAGTGGCAAATTGATCTAACCATTGCTGTAGATTCAAACTGACCGGACTGCCCGATGTAGCGCCGGTCTGCACGGTGTACCCGGCAGCGTCGCCTCTATAGGTATAAGCACCATTTACCAGCAAGAAATCAGAAAATTCTGTTAGAACCTCAGTGTTTCCGATCACCGGAGCACCGTCTTGTAGTGTACCATTGCCAATGAACAATCGGCGTTCATCGGTGGCCCAGCCCAATTCTGCGCCGGCCAATTGCGGCAGATTTTCTGCTAGACCTTTGCGGTTTGTTATTCGTGATACTTGAACTATTGCCATGGGAATCCTAATTCTGTGCTGTATTTAGCCAGAATACTCCGGGCAGTCTAGATGTGTCGGGTGTAGTATTCTTCTACTTTGCGCCACCACAAGTCACGATAACGGTCGTATTCTGCACCTTCAAGAATGAATTCTTGATATTGTGGCTGGCTGATGAGATTGTGATGTTCATCAACATCTGGTTTCACACACATCAGGATCACACCTTTGCGTATTTTCGTGCCATGCAGTTCATTGTGTGCTTCTGCATAGGCGCATAACTGCACAAAATAATCATCAATCCATTCACGTTTCTTGGGCTTGTTGGTTTGCTTGTAATCCAGGATGGATTCTTCATTTAAATGTATACCGGCACCATCAGTTGTGCCTGCGTATATCTTAGGAAAGTATAAGGGAACTTCAATACCCCAGAACTCACTCACATTCTTTAGCCCATCACGGATCACAGTTTTGGCCATTTCATGACTTGACCAAGAGAATGGATTGGTGCCGCGTTCTTTGATTGCTCCGGTTTTCACATAGTCTTCAAGATAGGTATGCATCCTGGTACCACGATTGGCCGCTTCAGTGGTTATCTGTTGTGCTTTTTCTGCCCCCACAGCGCGGCGCCAGTTATGTAGTGCTGCCTTGCTGGCTTCACTCTTGGTCCGGTCCAATATGGTGGTCACTGATGGCAAGTTGTTGCCATCGGGTGTGGCATAGAAGCGTTTGCCCTCTATAGTGACTCTGGGTATGGGTTGATAATTGAATCGTGGATTGTACAAATTAAACTCTAAAACTTTCTCCACATCCGCAGCGATCGCGCTCGTTAGGATTGGAGAATTCAAATCCTTCGTTGAGGCCTTGGCGAACATAGTCCACGG